AAATATTAAAAGTACATATTATTCGGAAGAAGGTTTAGTTATTATCTTTATGCCGGATGAAAAAAAGTGTTATGTATTTGATTTAAAACTTGTTAAAGCTCCACCTAAAGTTACAACATGGGCTTTTACTACTGCTCCCTTATGTGGCCTAGGGACTATTGATGGTAAGTTATTTATGGGAACTACTACTGGAATAGCAGAGTACAGTGGTTATCAGGATGTAGTTATTACAAATACAACTGCTACTAATGGAAGCTCTGGAGCCTGTAGCACTGCTGGAGGAACATGGGATGGTTCTATATGTTGGTCTTCTACAGCTTCTAATTATAGTTATACATTCCAAACTTCTTGGTTAGATTTAAATAGCCCTACAATTTCAAAAATTATTAAATCAGGATTGTTTACAATCACAGGGGGAAGAGGAGCAGCCTCTACTGTATCTGTATATAAAGATTTCACTATAGGTTCTCCTTACTCTAAAACTTTTAACTTAGCGCAAGAAGGAGCAATATCTTTATGGGGGGGTGTTACTACTCTTTATGGTGCAGCAAAGTATGGAGCCTCTGAAGGCCCTAATGAATATAAGGTATCTTTAGGTAGGACAGGTAAAGTTATTAAACTAAAGATGGTTACAGAGGTTAATGGTAACTATTCAAGTCTTAACAATACAATACTATTAACCAAACAAGGTAAAATTAGGTAAAGGAAAAAAATTATGGGTTGGTCAGATTTATTAACATTAGCAGCAGGGGCTGGCTTAAGTTACTTAGGTTCCTCTCAAGAAATTGATGCTGCTCAAGAGGCTGAACAAGTTAGAGCAGCTTCATTAAATAGAAATGCTGATGCTGCTTTACTACAGGCTCAACCTTATGGGGTTGGTGGGGCCGGAGGAACATTTGATACTGATCCGGAAAGTCGAACTGCTTTACTTAATTTATCTCCGGAACTACAAAATATTTACCAAGGTGCTTTAACTCGTAGTGGGTTATGGGGTCAACAAGCTATGAATTTAGCTGGGGCTAATCCTTTTGAATCTGCGGATATGTTTTATCAACAAGGTCAGGAAATGATAGCCCCTGAAGAAGCTCAATTAAGATCAGATGCGGAAACCAGATTGTTAGCACAAGGACGCTTAGGAAGCACTGGTGGTCAACGTGCTATGGGTGAGTTGGAAAAACAAATATTAATGGATAGAGACAGACGTAGACTTGGTTCCATGAATCAAGCTCAACAGTTAATTACTAGTTTGTTAGGAAGCGAATCTGCTGATTTATCAACTGCTATAGGATTGTTAAATATACCAGTACAATATGGAAATTTAGGTCGAGGTATTAGTTCTGATTTAGGAACTGCCGCTCAAGGTGGTTTACAGTCTAGGGCAGCCGGAGCAGCCGGATTAGCAGGGGTAATGGGAGCAAGTCCATTTGGTTCCACTTTATCAGGTATAGGAGGATTGTTTACTTCTCCTAGAGGATCAGGGGAAAATTCAAAACAAAGTTTAGCACAAAAAGCTATTGGTAATTTTTTTAATTAATAAAGTAAGAGATAGATTTAATGGCTAATAATAATATTCCTCCTCCAGCTTGGTTACAAGATTGGTTAACACAAAGAGGTGCTACTAGTCTTTTACCAACTCAATCACAACCACCTCAGATTGCTGTGGATGCTGTAGGATTGTTTAAAGCTTTAGCTCCTGCTCAAACACAAATGTTTCCTGATATGAGTGGTGGAGGTATGCTAGACGAGTTTGGTAATCCACCTTTAAGTTCTACAACATCTTTAGCATCCTCTAATGCAAAAACAGCCCCTCCTCTTTCAAGTTATAATATCACCAGAGGTCCGTTTAACATTAATAATCCTGCTGTCCAAGGAAATTTATTAGGGAAAGGTTTAGGTTTGGCAACAGGACTTTCCATGCTTGGTCCTTTAGGTGGATTATTTGGAGGGGCAATAGGGGCATATCAAGATACAGAATTAGGAAATCAAGCTTTTGCGGAAGCAACAGGTCATGTTGGAACACAATCTTTTTGGAGTAATTTTTTTAATAATTTGACATTTGGCATATTTGGTAGTGATGCAGATGAACAACTACAGGAAGATTATACTTCTATAATTGGATTTGATAATCCTTATGGTTTAAATGATGCTCAAGAAGTTGAAGGTATACAAGATCAACCATTTACTATGAATGATTTAGAACAAATGCAAATAGAAAATAAAATCGCAAATATTTTAGCAACTTGGCCTACTGATTTACCTTCTATTGGAGGTCCAACTTCAAGTCCATCAAGTTCTGTAACTGGAGTTGGCTTTGGTCCAAGTGTAGGGGATAGCCTTGCTACAGGAGAAGGATTTGGTCAACCTACGGATGATACAAGTGGAGATGCTCCTGATGGTTCTGATGAACCAGATGCAGATGATCCTTTTTAACAATGATTAATAAATTTTATACTCAGGAGAATACTTATGGCATTAGGTGATGCAGGACTTTTTGACACTAAAAACTTGTCAAGAGCAAGAGCAGCAATGGCAATGGAAGATGAAGCTAGGGGACAATTAGCTTATAAACAAGCTGCGCCGGAAGGGATAAATGCTGCTAGAGTTGCCAGAGCGACTCAAAATTTAAAAAATTTAGGTAGGAATGTTACTGTAGGAATGTTTGGTTCTGATGACCCTACTAGTGAAGAATCCGGTTCATTAAGTTTGTTACCTAACGATCATCGTTTGATTGAGGGGCAGTCTAAAGATGTGTTTATGGCTAAAATGGTGGATAAATATAAAGAAGCTGCTATAGATGGTATAACTACAAAAGAATATCAAGACTTAATTGGTGATTTTTTACAGGGAGGTTATACAGACCAAGCTAAACAACTTGCTGATATTATGAAGACTCAAGCTCAATCAAAATCTTTAGAAATGACTTCACAAGCAAAAATACTAGAAGCAGTAAACGAAGGAAAAAAAGGGGGGTTAATAGAATCTAAATTTAAAGGAGCATTAATTAGAGATGGAAATGGAAATATATGGCAAGCCACTACTTCCAAATATACTAAACCGGGGGAAAAATCTAAACCTATAATGACACAGTTTACCGGAGAACCTGCTGAATATAATCCAGTTGATGCGATTCCGTTAGATACTAGTGGACGAGATGCTTTCGGTAGGATAGCAGAAAATGTGCAGCCAGACATACAAAAAGCGTGGGCTAAATCAAGAACAAAAATTTTTGCTAATAGAACAGCAGCTAGAGATGTTTCTGTGAATTTAAGAAAAGTTGTTAATTTATTAAAAAGTGGTAGAGTAAAAACCGGAGGATTTTATGAATTTGGAGAGGATGTATCAAATTTCTTTGGTTTTGAAAGTAAAAACGTAGGATTTGCTGAAATTAAAAGTAGGTTAACAGATACAATTTTAGCTAAACTTAAAGAAACTGGTACTCGTCCAACTGATGCTGACTTAGCTTTTATTAAATCAAGAATGGCAGAAACTAATAAATCAAATCCACAAAATGTTGCTATTTTAAACTCAGTTTTAGATAGAACAAAAAAGATGATAGAAAGAGGCGATCTTTTACAAAAGGGAAAATATACTAATGTTGGAGATTATGAAAATGCTGTTGCAGGTTTAACATTAGATAATATAATTAAAAATATAGATTCACCAGCAAAAACCTTTCTGATAAATAATCCGGGGTTAGCTTCAGAATTTGATAAGAAATATGGTATCGGAACAGCTGATAGAATATTAGGAGTTAATTAAAATGGCTCAACCAAATCCGTTTGATCAATTTGATAATAATACTACAGGTTCACAAAATCAAAATATTCCTCCAATAAATACATTTGATCAATTTGATCCAGTTTCACAAGAAACTCCAGATTCTTCTTCTTCTTCTTTTATAAATACAGTAGGTAGAATAGCTAGTGAGATTGGAGAGTCTGCGGAAAATTATGATTGGGCTGAAGCTCCGAGTGATGTAGCGGAACATTTATATGAAAATAAATTTGCTTATACTTTAGGAGCCATTGGTATGTTCGCTGGTCCTATTACGTCTGCTGTATTGCAAACAGCAGGGACAGGAATAGATGCGTTTATCAGTGATGAAGAAAGAAATGTAGGGGATGAAATGCTTTTATCTGCTGGTATTGATGCTGCAATATTAGCTACTTTAAAAATTCCCCCTGGATTATATAGACTTGTTGTTAATAAATTAAAAACCGGACGTAATCCTTCTGAAATTGTAGAGGCTTTAACAAAAGATGCTACAGAAGATATAGGAACTAAAGCAGCAGTAAGGCAAAGTCAAAAAATAATGTTGGCATCCGGAGCAAGCCTTACTTTAGGACAAGCTGGTAAAAAAGGAGGACTAACTGAAATTTCGGAGGGTATTAGTTATACTGGTATACTATCCTCACAAGTACATAAAAATAATTTAAATAAAATAGCAGATTTTTCTAAGAAAGCAATGCAAAATTTGTTTAATTCTGACCAAAGAAATATTACTGCTGTAGGTTTAGGTAATGCTATACATTCAAATTTAAAAACCGCTAGGCAAGCATTAATAGATACGCATGGACAGTCTTTAGCTCAAATAAGTAAGGAATTTGGAAAGGATCATAATGTTGATCTTAGTACAATTGGAAAATTTTTAAATAAATGGGATGCAAGTCAAACTTATACTCCAGCTAAAGGAGGGAAAACAGGATCAAGAATACCTGCTGGATTTATGTCTAAACCGACTCCCCAAACAGAAACAATAATAAAAGTGTCTAAACTAGAACCACAAACTCAAAAAATAATACAAAATTTAAAATCTGATTGGGGGAATATGAAAAAAGGTTCCGCTATGTCTTATATTGATTTTATGACAGAATTAAATAAAAAAATAAATTCTTTGAGTGATTTTAAACAACAAGCAACATATTCTCCAGTAGCAGTAAGAGAATTAACTGAATTTTCAAATTATATGAGAGGGGTAGCTTATAGCGAATTAAAAAAAGCAAATCCTTCAGCAGCACTAAAATTTAGAAAAGCTCAAAAAACTTACGCTTATACAACTAGTCGTTTATTTCCAGATATAAATGATACGTTTATTAAAAGTGTAGATAAAAATGGAATATATCAATTGGGCGATATGGTTACACAAATGCACAATGTAGAAAATGTCCAAAAATTGTATAAATCTTTAGATGCAGCTTATGCAGCAACTTCTCCAAGTATAAGAAAAAATTTAAAGGTTAAAAGCCCGGAAGGAGTTAAACAGTTAATCCGTAGAAGATATTTAGAACAAACTTTTCCTTTATCTAAAAATTTAGAGGAATTAAATTTTGGTGAATTTCAAAAAATGGCTGTACGTTTATCAAATCCAGATGAAGCTCTTTTAGCTAAAGAAATTTTAGGAGGAAAAGAATTTAATGGATTTAAAGCTATAGTGAATACATTAGCTAAAGCATCAGAAACTCCGGGTTCTAACTTTGCTTCTTTAGCAATACGAGGTAAGGAAATATCAGCAACAACTACTATAGGGGGTACAAGTCTTGCTGGTGGACTAGCTTTAGCAACGGCAGGGGTAGGAGGATTAGCAGCCCCTGCGGTTGCTATTGCTGGTGGAGTAGGAATATTATTTACTCCAAAAATATTAGCTGGAATTATCTCTGATCCATATAGAGTAAATAAATTTTTAGGATTAAAAGCTATTAGAAATAAAGAAAAATTATTTCAAAACGCAGCCGTTATTGTTAATGATGTATGGAAAGAATTAGATGAAGATGATAAATCTGAATTAGTAGAAAGTTTAACTCCTGAAGCTGTCTCTGATTATTTAGAGTAAAGATATTATAATGGGAATGTTTGACCAAACTAAAGACTTTTTATCTTCTTCCGGAGAGGCAATAAGTGATGTGTGGGGTAATTTATCTGATTTAGATAAACTTGCTTTAACAACTTCTCCTGTGCCTATTGCTGGGGATCTAGTGGGTGGGTATGCAGATTATAAATATTTATCAGGGGAATACAATAAATCAGGGGATGTACCTTGGGGCGGTATTGGATTAGCAACATTAGGACTACTACCTTATTTTCCTCCTGCTGTAGCTTATCGTAGTATTAAACAAGCTCTTAATAAAAGTCCTACTGGTAAAACAATACCCGGTCAAAAAGGAAGCGGATCAACTCAAGTAGCTACTACCGGACCTTCTTATAAAAATGCTGCTAAATTAGCGAAAATTAAAAAGGGTGATGAGGTGCTAGATCACGGGGCTGGTTTAGGTAAAGGTGCTGATGAGATTCGTAAAACAGGTGCTTCTGTTGAAACATTAGAGCCTAATCCACAACGATGGAAGAGTTCAACACCTCTAACTTATACTAATTCTGATCAAATTAATAAACAATATGATAAAGTTATATCTTTAAATGTCTTAAATGTTCTTGAACCTGATTTAAGGTCTATGGTAACTATGGATATAATATCTAAAATTAAACATGGTGGTTCAGCTATTATAGGTGCAAGAAGCTCTAGTGCTGTTAAACAGGTTCGTAATTTCACTAAAATGGCTGAAGAAGGTGCTATTATGGTGCATAAATCTTCAGGGGACTCTTATCAAAAAGGGTTTAGTAGTAAAGAATTAAGAGAATATATACTACAGTTTTTACCAGAAGGTTACTCTATTTCCCCTATTAAAAACGGTAAAGTTGGGAATGTAGGTGTTAAGATCGTAAGGGGATCTAAATAGTGGGACTGTGGGATAACAGAACAAAACAATTGAATGAGGTTTTCAATTCACCAGAAAATAACATAGCTAGTAAAGCTTTACTAGGTACAGGTGTCGTTGGAGGGGGCATAGGTGATGTAACTGCTATTCCTTTAGAAGCTTTATTAAATGTTACCGGGGCTACCCCTTATCTTGCAAAGGGGGTTAAATATGCAATGGAAAGTGAGACAGGTAAATGGTTGATACAATTAGCTAAAGACAATCCAAGAACTGCGGAACACATGGGAGCAATAGCAAATATCGTAGGAATCATGCCATTAGCAAAAATAGTTCAAGGCGTGGGGGCTAGTGGACTAAAGGCAGCATTGAAATCAATAAAACAAGGGCAAGGATTACCAACTGCTGCTGTTTCCGGTGCAAAAGCCGGAATAACTGCTCTTCCGTTAGTTGGAACAGTAGCTAGAAATATGAATACTTTACAAAGAGGTGGTTTCCTAGGGGATATAAAAGATTTAACTACGTTTACTCAAAGTAAAATAGCTCCAAAAACATTAACTAAAAACCAAAAATTAAATATTAGAACACCAAAACAAATTGTAACAGGGCGTAATAAAACAACAAGTTCAGGATTTAATTTTTATGGCCCAAATCGAAAAACAGCGTTAGTTGGTGAGGCTTTAACAGGATTATTTCCAGCATTAAAACAGTCTGTGTCTCCTTCAGCTTTAGCTATAGAAAGAGTTACAGGAAGAACTCTTGGTGGTAGACAAGAACTTAAAAAATTAATATTAGATGAAAATTTATCTGGTAGGGCTGGTAGTGAAGCTATGCAATTACAAATGCACTTACAAAAAACTGGTCGGCTTCCTTCGGGGATTTCTAAAGATTCCCCAATTTTTAACTCAGTTTATGTAACAGCCCCTTTTAATGTTGTTGATGATGTAGCAATGAAATCTTCATTATATAAACACGTTCCTGATAATATAGCTAAATATCAAATGAATCACATTAGAAATGTTGCTTG